CGCGATCATTGCATCATAAATAAGCACCTGATCGGATTGCCCTAAACTTTTAGCAACTTCGCGGTTTATGTTTAGATATGATTCGTATAGGCTGTTGTTTTCTTTTACCTCCTTAACTTTTGCAAGTGCAAGGTTTGCGGCGGCCTCGGCCTCTGCTAATTGCAGATCAATTCCTTTGCGACGTATCGCATTTATTTCTTGCATTGACTTGCCCTGCGCCTGTGCAAGTTTGGCTTGGCGTTCGTATTCGGGTGCAAGTTCTTCGTTTATTTTTTTCGCACGTTCAAGTTCTTTATTTGCTTTTTGTATTTCTTCGCTATCTTTTTTGAATGCCTCGTAAAGGGCAACAGCAGCAGTGGTAAGCGCGATTATTGCGGCAACCACACCTAATATCGGATTGGCTCGCACGGCGGTGTTGAATGCCTCGAATGCGCCCTTCATTTGTCCGATCTGAGATATTGCCTGACTGAATGCCATTGCCGCCTGAACGCGCATCATTATTTTTTGCACATCTTCTGATTCTGCACCAAATAAAGCCATTGCCGAAGTTGCAAGCTGAATGCCATTTGCGATACCCTGCGCGCCCTGCGCCAGACCCGCAAACCTGTTATCGGGGTCGAACGCTCGAATGTTTTCATTTATGCCGTCAATCTGATCGCGGGCATTTGCTGCTGCACGTGCAAGCTGCGCGAACTCCTGAGATGAAGTATCGCCCATTTGTAACATCGCTGCGTTCAGTTCTTTCAGGTATTGCCGAAGTTCCTTAACAGACTGAAAGCCCTGTTCGCCTTTAATAACAAGGTTTAGCGCAATATTTTTTTCATCTGCCATTACGGGTGATGTTTATGATTGTTAATATACACTGCATCAGATTCACCTATGGTTAACCCTTCGCACTGAATAAGTGTAACACCTGTTACGCCCGGCTGTATTGTGTTGTTGTTACCGTCGATTGTAATGTTATTGCACCCTGAACCTACGCGGTTGCCGTTGCCGTTGATAAATACGCGGTCGGTATTTGAATCAACAACGTTCCCGACGTACCTACTTTGCTCCACAACCGGGGCGCGATCAACGTAACCAATTGTTACCGGTGCTGCTTCACCGTCGATGTTGCTACCTTCGCCGCCGAATATTTCAGCAGTACGTGGTGAAAATAAAACACCGCGCTTTACTTTGAGTAATGTAACCTTGCTTAGTAATCGTTTTACAGGGTCGTAATCCTCGATTGATTGCAGACGGTATAACGTATTACCAACATACCATAACCGGCCAAAAGAAAGCGTTGAAATATGTACCGGCTTCACGTTAAACATCGCCTCAACCATCTTGCCGCCGGGGTCTGTTATCTCAGAAACGAAGTCGGAATGATATAAGTTATAGCAATTTCCATTGGTGTAAACGGTTGTTGGATAGTATAGGGCTTGTGGTATTCCGAAGTTCAAATCAAACGTAGGTGTGTTGATGCTATCCAGATGTCCGACATACGGATAGGTGTTGTGATTGAAGTTGCCCGCATTTGTAATCATTATCCAGTCAGGAGAACACGGCACAAGCCCACCGTAGTACAGTAGCCGAATATTGTGCTTTGTTGGCGCGGACGTGTTGCCGTTTACGATTGCTGAATAGATGCGATTGTGGCCGGTATATCCAACAAGTACTGTTGGGGAAAAACCGGTTTCTGTAATCTGTTCGGCTGTGCTGAAATCATTATTCACATCAATTACACGCTGCCCGTACACTTCACCGTAGGTGTCGCTGTATAGCTTGTTATGGTAATCAGTATCGGCCTTATCACGGTAAATGAAACGCTTGCCAGTTTGTAGTCCAATCGGCTTCTGAACAAAGTCCGAACTAACGTCGAGTTGTTCGGTCATGTCAATAAAATCATTTCCATAAAACACGCCCGCCGGTTCAATAACATACTTTTTCGGATTATCGCGTGACGGCTCAATCATTAGATTGAACTTTTGACAGAGCCACATCAGGAAATCCGAACAGCGGATATTTTGCGGAATAACAGCGGCCATCGACACTGGCGAACCCTCAACCAGCGCCGGGTTTCCAACAACGCCCTGAAAGTACGACGGGGCTTTAATATCAACAGCACCAAGCGCAGTACCTAACGGGTCATTGATATGCGGGTCAAGTCGTACCCAAATCTTATGTCCCGGCTGCATTAGTATCGGCGAAGTGAAAAACACCTCGACAACATAGTCAACGCCAAACGAAGCAAAAGAAAACGGTGTTACGCCTATTGCTGTTTGTGTGCTGCCGTTGTCGTAAACAATAAACAATGTACCGGCAGGGTTTCCAGTGCCAGATGTTAGCGTAAATCGAAGCGTAAGGCTGCACCTGAATGTATAACTGCCGATTGTACCGATAACTATTTTACCCGCATCTATACCGGTATCGATATACTGGTTTGATATGTCATAAATTTCGGTATCGAATATTAGCGGCGCAATGTTTACGCTACTTGCCACTGAATCAATTGCAAAGGTTTGTGTTGTGCCAATTTCTTCGAGCACCGCCCTATCTTGCATCTGCTGCGTGGTTAGCGCGAACTTATCCCGGTTAAATGGTACAGCCAAATTTTCAAACGGCGAACTTGTAAAGAACCCGCTAATGTATTGACGGCTCACTAATCCGAACATTGAATCAATGTACTGTTTAGCGTACACATTCGGATAGTGGTGTGTGAGATTCCAGTTAGTGGTATTATTTTGCCCGAAGTCGATTTGCGGATAAACATACCCTTGCCCAAATGCAGCCGTCCAACTTGCTAAGATCGTTGCGCGGTTGTAGGTGTGATCGAATGCTGACAGGTCGCAATCGGTCAGGTAGTAATCATTCAGTAGTGTAAACAGGTCAGCGTTATCGCCCGTGATCTGCACAATAAATTCAACATCGCCAAGCTGTTGAAACTTGCGCTTAATCTCCATTAATCGCGCAAAGCCCACCATTACCGGCGTTTGCCCGTCGTACACATAGCAGGGAGTTTTAATATTCGGATTGAAATCGGGATTGAACTGTGTTGATGTGTTATTCGTTACGTCAAGATTAATCTCGAAAATCTGAGTAAACAACCGCTTCACTTCGGGACTGCCGGGTATGGTTACGGACTTGCTGAACGCACCTTTCCGATCTTTCAAAGTCTTAATTGTGTTGACTTGAAAGTTAAGGCTAACTGGTAATTCACCAGAAACCGGGCAAGATACGCCGTTGATAATTACCTCCATCATTGGCGTTGCGCTGTGTATTCGTTACGTACCGTGAACTCAAAGACGTACATAACACGTCCGTTTGCTATTGTTGATTGCGGTGCAATGGTTCGCGTTTTAAGTGTTAACGGAACGCGTGTGCCCTCACCATCTGGCAACATCAGATAGTGCAATGGAGATAATACCAGATCGGCCACATAACGCGCCTCTGCATCGCGCAGGTAACCGGTATGCACTATTAGCCCGTTCTTAATCATTGTGCTGTATTGCAGCGATGTCGGGCGCGAAGCATCGTAATCCCATGCCGTTGCGGATAACTCACCCTCTGGCCGTTGGTATGTTTGCATGGCCACTTCGGTAGGTTCATCAACACGGGCTTTGAAGCTGAATGAATCAAAACCACCAAACCGGTTTAACCAATGTATTTCAGCCTGTCCGAACGGATTGCAATCGCGATTAACTTTAAACGAACGCTCTTCGGTTGTTTGTGCCAGAGCCGATGAAAGTAGGTTAATCGTATAAGTATGCGTATTCGCGGTTATAATCGGTTGAGTACCAATAACAATGTCCGCGCCCGGAATTAGGTTGAGCGAACGGGGCGCAAATGGGAAAGTTTGAAAACGTTGTGCGTTTGTTGTTATGGTTGAGTTGTTGTTTATTATTCGAGTTGTAGCAATTAGTGCACCTGTATTGTCGAACGTGCTTACCTCCGCATACTTTGCGCGTTCGCCGCCCGAACCAAACCCGCGATAAATAAAACTTAGCCATCCGTGTTGATCGTCAGAAACAGTCAACAAGTCTGGCATATCAGTAAGAAACGAAACCGTATTTGTATCGGGTAAATAATCTGCACTATCCCACGCCTCATATTCACGCGGTTTAATGGCTGCATGAAAACAATACACTTTTACTGAGTCCGCTAAGTTCGGAAAATCAGTTGACACCCCGAACATGTCGTAACGCTCACCAATACGCACCACAACGTCGCACAGCATCGTATTGCCGTGCGTTTCAAACGAAGCGCCGGGAGTTGAATAAGACGCTGCCAAAAACGACGAAACAACGGCAGACACGTCGCAATACTGCGAACCGTGAACAGGATGCGACGGCGAAGCTATGCGGGCTGAATAAGACGCAGCGCCGTTGATGTAAACGTCGAACAGATAAAAGAAATTCGGCTGCGTGTTATTCGTTGACGAAGCCACGTAAACCACCGGATTATGTGCCGGTGTATAACTGTTAGGCTGCTGATGTATTGTTATTGCCATCTGTTAACGTAGCTTGAATTTGAACCCTAAACAGTAGGGCTATCTCCTTTTCAACTTGCGTTAACAGTTCCTCGTTCACTACTTCGCTCCAAAAGTTTGAGCCTTTGTAACCACGTTTATGAATCTTTCGGGCAATCGCAAACGCCATGCCCCGGCGGCGATTCTCAATTAGTGATCGTAATCTTTTGCGGCCTCCAAACTTTTTAGCAGCACCGGCGCGGGTAAGTTCACCAACAGGAATACCCTTACGAATTATCCACTCATAAATAATGGCGCTTAGTGGTTTATCGCCTTTCTTCGTTGACTTGCCGCGCCCTTTATCAACCTGTTGGTAATATTCATCCGCTGTGATCTGAAAGGCTAATTCGTCACCATTTCGCACAACCTTATAACCGATTGACTGGCGAAGATTGCCAGATGCAACCTTACCTTTCTGATCAAGTTTCGCGGTTAACTCATTAACCAGACGCTGCCCTAATTCGGCTAAGTATTTGTCAATCGGGTCGGCCATTGATTAATTTCATTTTCCATTGATCCTATCTTTTTTTCAACAGCAAAAATATCGCACCGTAAAATTAAGCGTTCTTCGTATTTAATACTTGGCGATAATATTTTTTTTCAATATTTCGAGGCGTTGAATTTTCAGGCTTTTAATTGATTCCATGATTACTCCATTTCTTGCAGCATACTAAGATAGTTCAAATACGCCACAAAGTTTAATTCATAATAATAACCCCACTTAGTACGATCACCGGCACTAAGTACGTGAATTGTGTAATCAATGCCGAAACGAGCGGCTACTGCTGAGATAGTAGTTTTCTTTTGCGCTTCAGGATCGAGTTCGTTACCGCCTTTGCTTTCTTCTGAACCTCCAAATCCATAGCTACCGATAAGTTCGTCGGTAGTTCGCAAAAAAAAAGCGCATAACCTAAAGCGCGGCGGAACGGCATTTTCTTTTGGAACTTTGCCGCCCGCCGTTCAGGTGTTTCTTTTATCGGAAATAAACCAAACAACTTACCCGGTTCAGATAGTGCAGACAAAGCAAGGTGCATATTAGCCACATAGCCGCCGTGTTCTTCGCTTCGACAGGTTTCGAGTACGCGCTGCTGTGCAACCGTTGAAGATTTCGGACTGATGCGAATTGTATAACAAACACAACCAATCCAAACAGATAGCGCGTGTAGTGGTTTCGCGTTGTGCGTGGCGATCTCGGTAGCGCGTTTTGCGTACTTGTACAGCTTATTGGTGGGCAATGATTCCGCCCACTCAACAGGCTTTCCGTACAATGCAGCCACAACGGCTAAATTACGGTCGATTGGCTCTAAATAGTCATCGGCCATGTATGCGGCGTAAACCCTTTGGAATTGTTGTATGGTGATGTTGCTCATCTCATTTCAATATGTCCGCCCGCGTGGCGGAGTTTGTTCAATGCAACGTATCGCAGTGCATCAATTGCGTGATTGTCGAAGTCCACCGGTTCGTTAAGTGTGCGACCATTGCGGTCAACAATCCATTTATACTTGCCGATCTCACGCCGCAAGTTAGCGGAATTTTTCGTAATGCACAATTCGTAACGTTGCAAAGTATCAATACTATTCTTAACGCTGTCTGCTCCTTTCAAAGCCCCGGTGCAATACCATCCTAACCGGGTGAGTTCTTCAATACTTTTCGGTTCAGCAGAATCGGGGATAAGATTTTCTGACTTGTTAATACCTAAAGACATCAGGCGTTTGTCGATGTCTGTATTGGTTAATCCGCGTTCGTAAAGCACCTCATTAATCCACAACTTACCATCTTGCTTATACACCTCAACAACAGCAGTCGGATCATTTGTAAAACCAAAGTCGAGGCCACGCCCGACAAAAGTTGCATCCTTCGGAATCGCATCAACAACAGACCATCGGCTAAAGATTAACCCTTCGATCTTACCGGTTAAGCCCCGTGCATAAACGCGCCCCCATGCCGGGTCTTGCACTGCTTTGGCTTCAATATGGTCATGCTGTTGTTGAGAAAGAAAGGGATTGTGGCGGTGGTCGGAAATAATCAAACGAGTTGATTTATCACCGTACTTACTATTAATCAGTTTGTCATGTACCCAAAATTCGGCGGATGGATTATAGTCAATGTAGGTGCGTGTACGGGTACGGTCAATTAATTGCTCAGAAATCTGCCAACTTACGCCGGGGGCTTCGTTGATAAATAAGTAATCGCGCTTACCGCTGTGAGCGTCCTGTGCATTACCATAGGACTTAAACTCCATAATAGAACCGGAGTTAAACGTATAGGTGAGTGTTGTAGCGTTATAACCACTGATAAGCGATTGTAACTCAACAGACGAACGTACTACCGTCTGCATATCGCGCAATGCACCGGCGCGAAGATTTGGAATGTCTTGACCAACTACGGTTATAACCTTATCGTACTCACTTACAGCCTTGCTCGAAAGCACTTGCATAAGTGAGTACGTCTTACCTGATTGAGTACCACCCTGATCAATTACAATGTCAGCGGTTTCATTCAGGTTTTCAAGATATAAGCCGGACGTTTTAAACATTACAAGCCGTCAACCTCGCTTTCTCTGGATGCGAATTTAGGTGCATCAGTCATAACTACCTCCGGCTTTACCTCTGTGATGTTACGGACAGTCTGAGTTGTTTCTTCGGTGTACCCGGCGAAGTTGGTTAACCATAGCTTAGAGCCGGGGAAAGTACCCATATAGTACAGTTTCTGTTCATTCCAGTGAGTCATAAACAGCTTAAATCGCTGCATGATGTAAGAAAACTCATCTCTTTTTTCGAGATCATAAAACGATTGTCTGCTTGCAAATCCCAAAAACAAAGCACAGCCGGAAATAGTGTAAAGCCCCTTCCCTACACCCTTTGCATCATTACCACGGTTCTCATCCTCCCAGTCAAGATAGGCTGCGATCTTCGATGCTAAGTCCTCATGATTAGTAAATAGCGGCGGTCTGCCGCCTGTATTACCAATTGCAAATAAATTACCCCTCGGTGCTGCCATAGTATGTTAGGTTGATTTCATTAACTTGATCTTATTGTGTACGGTCACATGGCCGCAACCTAACTTTTCGGCTGCTTTCCGCATCGTACCCTCTTGCAAATAAACGTCCAAAACCCGAGCGGCTTCTTTTTTTTTCTTACCCGAGCGGCTTCTGACTTCGGACACAGCTTCGGGTGTAACTACTCCGTGAAACATAAGGCAAAGCGTGTGTTCGTGTGCTGTGATTTCAACGGGTTCGGCTTCGTCCGGTTCGATGTCTGTAATGTCACTTAGTTCGGCTGCATCTGGCAGCGGGCGAACCATTTTCCAGAATGCTGTTTTTCCCGGTCTCGCCTTCTGGTTGTACGCGATCTTGCAACAGTACTCAATCATGCCGCCATTTCGGTATAGATTGAAAATAAAGTCATCGCTATACCGATTCGACATAAGCACCTCGCAACAGATAAACGACACCATTTCTTGCCAAAGTTCATTTCCCGCAAACAAGTTTTTGACCGCCCGCCGGAATTGCTTCGATGTGTACAGTTCAGCAATAATGTCGTTTCGCGTCAAGACTTTACATAGTATGTATGCGAAGTTATTTTTTTTTTTTGAGTTGTGCAAATCTGATTGCGGCAATAGCCGGAATGAGGCCGAACCCATAACAGGTTTACCCCTACCCCTAAGAGGTAAACCCGTTATCAGGACTTGCGTATAATGAGCCATCATTCAGCTTCGCCCACCGGGTCGGTCAGGTTGCCCACCGTTGCCCGGATTTAGTTGTTGTTAATTGCAATGCAGCGTTATCCGGGCTATCTCAACTGGTCATGCCGTTTACATCCTACTGTGGCGGATAGGAGTGTTTGCGGTGTTATTCCTTAAAATTTTTCGGTATGATTCTATCCAACACATCGCCCGCAATCCACGCAAGCGGCGATTGTTTAGATTCAAAATAGCGGCGTATGTTATCCAACGCCACAACATCCGCCTCTGTAACATGAAGCGTTACTATTGTCTGCTGTTTTTCCTGCTGTTCCATCATTTCACCCTTTTAATTACTTTAGCTTTTTTCTTTTTGTTATCAAACACCAAAACACGCACAAATCCATCGTCTGGCGGCTGTGGTATAGGCTTTAACCATACGTTGTATTGAAGCTGCATTGAGTTTGCCGTTTCAGTCATTTTAAGATTTTCCATTGCTCTACAAATAGTGTTTTTCATACAACCTTACCACCTCATCCCGTTCCCATTTAGAAAGGCTCGATTGTTTATTCTGGATGCGTTGGTATTCGGCATGCAGATCAATACCGGGAGGCAATGTTCGCCGGTAGTTATTGCTGCCGTATGAATCCATCGGTTCAAGTCCGTTGGTAAGTGCTGCCGTAATTCCGATTAGTGTGTTTAGCGTGTTTAGCATATTCCAAATGTAGTTAAAGTTCGTTAGTTGCGTCTATTTGCGAGTTATGCCTCATTTTGCGAATACTCCAAAATTGGCTCGTTAAACACATACCCAATCAATCTTACTCTATAACCTTTATCCCATAATTCATCTATTGGCGTTCCAGTTCCATAGCTTATGAATATGCCATTTACAGCCTCTTTGTTTACCGTTATAATTCCAAACTTGGCTATAATTCCAAAGTAAATAACTCGCCAAAATCCGTATCTAAATAACCATTTAATCTTGAATTTCTCACCGTGCAAAGAGAAAAAACGAGGCATAACAACACCCTTACGCAATGGGGGGGGGGGTACTGCTTCGTTAGACAATTTTTCTATGTTCATAATTTTGTGCTTCTAATTTAGTGCAGTGGTTAAAAGCCCCCACTGCGTAAGGCTGCAAAACGTTATCGGCAACTGCTACCGACACGTTCAAAGTGAAATTTTCCATCCCATAAAGTGCGCTTAATTGAACCCATATTCATAGCAACTTGCATCTTTGTTTTGCTTTTGAATAAGTATTCTAATTTTTCATTTAGCATTTTGTGGAGTTGTTTCCGATACCCTTCTAAGTCTGTATGACATTTATAATTGTTGCAATCTTTACAGCTTGGGTTTAAGTTTTCTAAATCATTTGTTCCACCAAAAATTTGTGGTTTAATATGGTCAACATTCCATCCTTTAACCAAATCAACTCCACAATAAGCACACTTTCCACCGCACTTATCATAGACTATCGCTCGAATTTTAGCTTTGGATAACTTAACCGCAGCAGCCGATAACACGGGTTTGGCAAAATTGCCGTTTTGTTCTTCTATCAACATTCGTTCTTAATTTTAAACATTTGTACTTCTATTTAGCTTTTCGGTTCGGCAACTTCGCCAAGCCCGAAAACGTTAGGCGCAATGCAGCGACAACCACACCTTACCGATATATTTTGTATAAGCTGGCGGAATAGCTTCTTTTAATCCTTTGAAATCCATCCAATCAATGCCATAAGCAAGCGGGGCGTTTTTCACGGTCTTTGGTTGGATCCCAAGCGCAAATCTTTTTTCTCTACTTGCTTTGCTTGCAGTTGTTACTAATAGCGGTATTTCGCTATGGTCGCAGTTGCAAGGCGCAACCAAATTAAATGATGTTTCAAAAAACCTATGTCTTTGAGTTCGCAAATTGAACATTGAACCGCAAAGCATTGTCGGGTTTTTAAGTTCATTTTTTGCCCCAGCCACATTCTCTATACAATACGGCTTTCCAATTTCATTTAGTAATTCACGCAATACATCTATTAACTTTTCGTAGTTGCCTTTATGTTCTTTTGGCGTTAAGTGGCTATATCCCTGACAGGGCGGTGATGCGTGAATAAAATCGTATTCCTTGCCGTGTTCTTTCAGGTAAGTAATTGCATCGCTCAAAATGAACTTAAAAGGGTATTTTGGTTGCGGTTCAATATCAATTCCTGTTACATCAAATCCTGCTTGCTTATAGCCCATCCCTGCACCGCCAGCACAACAAAATAAATCCAAGCACTTCGGAGAATGCACTGCGCCTAACATTGGCTTGGTAAAATTGCCGTTTTGTGCTTCGTTTGACATTTTGTTTAAATTTTGAAATTATACCCTTGTAATTTGACCGCAACTACTTATAAAACGGCCGTCCGCATGGGGGTGATACACGTTACTTGCAGCACATCTCCCGGCTTTATTTTTTCGTTACTCATTCAGTTTCCTCCACAAGTTGTTTAAGTTGACTGTGCCTGTCTGCCAGTATTCCCCTGATTGCTTCTATTTTACGGCTTATATGCCGATCTTCATTAGGCTGATGCCTTTGGCAATACATAAACGCATTTAACCGCGCCTCCAACCTTTCGCACTCAATCGCCGTTTCGATTATTTTCCGGTAGTTCATTTTTAATTGTTTAAAAGTTCGGGGTGTTCGTGGATGTTTCCGACGATTTCAATGTCTTCGATTTTTAGCCAGTCGGATTCTTTTGCCCATTGATTCCCATTTTCAAAAAGCGCAAAACCGGCAAACCTATTATCCCACAAAACAGTGTGTTGGTATGTTTGTTTGGAATATGGATTAGTATAGCGAACCGCATCCCCCTCATAAATCTCCCGCCCGTCCTTATCGTGTAGGCCGGTGAATTGCATGATTTCAGCATAAGGCATGTGCTGATCGGTCACCATATCATCAACTCTGCAAGGATATTTACCATCTTTTTTGAGTAGCGGATAAAGTGCAGAAACATTGTGGTGCATTTTGCGTCCATCCCACGCTCTAAATTTAATCTCTCTCATGTCGTTTGGTTTAGGTGTTAGTTTCGGTTAAAATAAGGTTCTTAACATTTTCGTATGCGTGAGCCATTGCGCCTGAACACACTGCCGAGGCATTCATTTCGGCCTCTTCAAAAACAGCCTCCTGTG